ATCTCCATTGCGTAGAGCAAGAAGTATATCACCTCTGTTACCCTTGAAGTCGATTACCTTTCTGCCATCCTTAGTGACTGCTCTTACTGCTTTTCCACTCTTCTCCAATTCCAATATATTTCTTCCAACATAATTGAAGAAGTCGATGGTTTCGTTTGTTTCGCCAATCAACTTGGAATCAATGATTCGTGCGATTTCAGATGCATCTGGTTTGTTTGACTTTATGATATTTCCTATGGCACGAAGTTCTGCTGGACTACGGAATCCTGCATTACGCAGATATACTGGGTCTTGAAGTTTCCTGTAGAGATCGCTTGTGACATCAAGACCAGCACGACGAAGTTCACGAAGGAACTGTCCGTGTTCAATGACATAGCGGGTGGCATGGTCGATTGCAAACTGATGTGGGATAGTACCCATGGTCTGTGCAACGCTCTCAATTGCTGCTTGTCTGCTGATCTGACGGAGGTTCATGTAGTATCCCATCCATCCACCTAGAAGACCGATTGTTCCACCAATGGCAATATCGTCAAGGGGATTGGTGTCTAGGACTGCGTTATCACCGAGCAGGATGCTCTGGTCTTGGTTGTATCCAAGGTGGTATGCGTATCCACTCAATGCACCGTCAAGAGCATTGAAAGCAAAGTTTGCCTTTGCAAGTCCTGTGGAGTGTGCCATCCACCATGTCTTTGCTGTATTGAGGGGTGTGCTCAACCAAGGTAGACGGGTTGCTAGGAATGTACTTCTTGCAGCAGCAGGAAGAAGAGTACCAGTACCAAGAGTTGCAATGGTTGTTGCAGTGGTGATAGGATCAACTGCCATGTAGTTTCCTACGGCAGATAGAACCTTTGTACCGATATACCCACCCCATGAACTGCTTGCATCATATTCTTCGATTCTTCTCTTGGACTCTGCGGAGTCAAGCATGAATGCAATCTTTGCGGAAAGATTATTAGCACTTACGGATGAACGAACCGTGTCTTCAAGAACAGTTTCACCGAAGTCCTGCATCAGTATCTGCTCTGACAGACCAATGCTACTCCTGAGTGACTTGACCCATGACTGAACCTGATCCTCGTTGGACATGTTTATGACCCAACTCTGATCTACTTCACTTCCTTGGAAATCACCAATGCTCCATTCATAGAACATACGGGAAGGAGTACGACCACCCAACCAGTATCCTGCTCCTCCTTCTGTCTGTGCATACAATCTACGATCTGTAAATGCAGAGAACCAGTTGTAGGAATCGGGTTGGTTGTAGGAAAGATTTCCATTGGAATCTCTCCATATGGGTGCTCTGCTTGGAAGAACATTTGCTTCCATCTTGGTCTGCTGTTCAGGAATATCAATAGTAGTGGTATCAATGGGTGCTGGTGTAAATGTACGGCGACCCGTTTCAATCTTACTAGGACTGAGTTTTAGTTGGTCTTGTTCTATCATTTATACTCCTTAGAATGCAGGATTGATTCTTTCCGCTTCTTCTTTGTTTCTCTTGGCATTTAGATACTTCTGATATTCCCTATAGTTCACTCCGTTACCATTGCGAGTAAACTCAATACGGGTCAAATCTGGAAGAATAACAACAAACGGTACTGTGGAATCTGGAGTCATGAGATCACCTGTCATCAGATAGGCAACTCTTGTCTTTCCATCACTGAGATTTACTTTATATCCAACAGAATCGCTGATCTTATTACCCAACCATTCCTTATAATCTGCGGTCTTCTTTATATCTTCAGGTGGGTTTACAGCATATGGATCGAATATCAAACCGACTCTTGGACCTCCGCTTTCTTCATTGACGACAACGGAGTATCCCATCTTTTTCATGGTGGCAACCGATGCTCTGACTGCTTCGTTATCTGAATATCCCTTCTGTCTGAATCCTTGGAACACAGCATTCATTCTGTTGTAGTCCTCGGTATCCATGCTGAAGTACGGATCATTGGAGATACCAGCATAGTCAAATCCAACTCTAGGAATGTCTTTATTGAATACCTCTTGGAAAGCAGATCGTAGTGATTCCAGTTGCTGACCAGTTCTTGTACCTGTGGAACGCATGGGTAGACCAGTTTGATAATTTATCTCTGGTTGTGGGACAAGATCAAGTGCTGTCTTTGCCCTGTTACCTGTTGCTGCTTTGAGTTCTGCATGTCTGCGGACAGCAAGGACATGTGCTTCCTTTAGGTAATCTTCAGGTGGTCTGTTTGTTCCAATGGACAATCCTTCCGCAATGACGATGGTATCGTACATTACTGGATTCTCCTGTGCCATTGCTATCTCTGATGCAATGGTTCCAATGGATGCAAAGTTCACGGGGTTGCCATTGTTGTCAATGACCGTTCCTCTGCTTTGGACAAGAAGACCGAATCCTTCTTGTAGTTGAGCATCCGATGCTCCTTCTTCAAAGTAACTCTCTCCAAGATACTTTATCCAATCAGTAGGTACACTGTTGGATGCTGCTACTATTCTAGCAATTCTGTTTTCCTCAGACGATCTCTGGTAACGATCCATCTTCTTATATCTCTTGTAGAACTGACTGGAATTGGTCTGTGCCACATCAGCAAGTTCCTGTTGAGTATATGTCTGAGCAAGGGTTGGATTCTCGGCAATCTTCTTCTGTGATTCGGTCATGATGCGGTCAAGAAGGATTCTCTGACCGTAGAGGAATACCATGCGGTTTCCATATCCAACGGAAGAAGCATCCATATCTGCAACCTGATCGTTGTAATACTTCATGAGGATTCTTGCCATCTCATCTGGATTCTCAACTTCACCAACCATATTGCGGAAGTCGGGTGACTCTGCCACTTCTCTTGGAATCCTGAACTTGCGTCCACCAGCAACGGTGAGAGTGAACATATTCTCTTCACCCTGATCTGTTTCGACTGCTGCAAGTTCCTTGTCAATGATTCTCTTGAGTGGAACAAGGTGCTGTTCTCTTCCTGCAAGATCGCTTGCATTGGCAAGGACACCATTCCATTCCTGTATAGCAAGATTGGTCATGGCAAGATTTCTGTCAAACACATTGAGGTCTGTGTTTGTAGACATTGCCTCTTCCACCTCTTGTACCTGTTGGTCAATGAAGTATGTGTTGTCAATGGTCAATACATTACCAGCAACACCACCTGTCTTTTCATATGATTTCTGTTGACGAATCCACTCGTCTGAAAGTGATTCCAATTTCTTTGCAATACCTTCCATACCAGCAGTGATTCGTGTGGTTCCATCTGGCATTGTTTCATAAATGCCGTATCTCTGTGCAAGATCAAGAGCAGGATTTACATTGGGAGATGATTCATAGAGAGCGGTCTGGTCATTGTAAGCATCATTGCTTTGCGCTTCCATAATCATCTTTCTCATGACTCCATCCATCTCACGCTCTGCTCTACTCTTCAGAGCATTCATGACCTGTCTACCTCTTCCCTCTGGAATATCTCCTGTTGCCATTCCCTGTTCGATCAATTTCATCACGGTCAAAGCACCGACAACTGGATTCTTGATACCAGCATTGGTGGCAATAGAAGCAACAAGATTGCCTTCTAGATTTCTCTGCTGTGAAGAGGTGATGAATCCTGCTTGTTTGTCATCCTCCAACTGGTCAAAGAAGGAGAAGAGAGCGTCAAGTTTAGGCATTGTGTCGGCAGGATTATCCATGAGAGTCAGGGATATTTCTGCTGCTGCCATACCTCTCTGCTCTATACGAGCATATCTTCGTCTGTTATTTCTTTCACTGATAATACCTGTTCGGAATGTACTGGTTCTACCAAGGATAGCAGTGGATAGTTCGATTCTATCCTCATCAGTGAGCAGTTCCAACTTTGCTGGATTTGCGGTCTGAAGTAGATAGTCAACCGTGCGAATATGAAGTTGATCCTCGGGAATATCTCCGTAACGAACCTCTTCTCCACGCTCCGTCTGTACGGTATACTCGCCACGGAACAATGCCATGACTTCTTCCCGTGTCTCTGGGTTGGCAAAGTTTGCTTCCATTGCCTCTATCTTGCGGAGAATATCGGATATTACAAACCCTCTTGCAGCAGCGGATATGGTTCTTTCTTCCCTGTCCTTGTTTGCTTCCCATGCTGCTTGTGCAGTATTGATTCTCACCCTCTGATCCGCTGCTTTGTTTGCCATATAGGGATTGTCTTCTATGGGATACAATCCACTGAACTCGTCGGCAAGGGTATTTGCCTCATCGAAGTTCTCCTGTAGCAGAGCAGAAGTGATTCTTGCATCGTAGGTATTGAGCACATCATTCTGTGCTTCTCGTTCTAGAACTTTCTTCTTTGCTTCTTTTCTTTCTTCCTTTGCAATCTCTTCTTCCTGCTTTGCCTGTGCTCGCTCAATGGCAGCATTGACTGCAAGTTCATTTCTAATCTTATTCTCTTGGAACTTCATCGCTCCAGTGACTGCTTGAGTACCGCTTACAAGAATCCTTTGAAGTGTCTCATACTGGTTCTCGGGTTGTGCAACCGCTGTCTGTGCGGTGAAGTTTACCTGTGGAACACTGATGGATGGGGTAAGAAGAGAAAGGACATTCGTAGGGTCGCCAGATGGTGTTACTGGATTATAATTTCTTGTTGGCATATATTATTTCTCCTTATGATCCTGGACCACTTCCACCAAAAGCACCACCTGTAACGGGGTTCGGAACCTCTGGAATAGTTGTTGCAGCACCTCCACCTCCACCACCAATACCCTGAATCTGATTGGCAGTATTGAGATCGTTCATTCCTCCTGCTACGCTTAGACCCAGTTGTAGTCCCTGTAGACCACCCTGAATCCCTGCAAGGAATGTGCTCTGTGATCCTGCAACACTCCATTGTGGTTGAGCATTGATTGAATATCCCAAGTCCGCTAGGTTCTGTTCCATGGTGATCTTGGCACTTTCCCTTGCTGCTTGATACCCAAGAGAGTTTAGAATGGATGCTTGTGTGTTTGACTCAAGTGTTCCTCTCTCGGCAGCAGATGCTGTGGATGCACCTTTCATCAAGTCGTACTTCAGTTGTAGGACTCTCTTCTCTTCCGCTGCTTTGATCTGTCCTGTTGCCTTATTGAAAGCAACGGACTTACGGAAGGCAAGTTCCTTCTGTCGGTTCTGGTAATCTGCTATTGCTCTTTGTTGTTTATTTGCTTGTCCCGCAGCGGCAACGGAGGTTGCCGTACTGAGTGCGGTCAGTGCAATCATGACTCCAATTTCTGCACCCATGGTTTCTCCTTATCTATCCGCAGGGGATGTCTTATATTGTATGAAGTTAGTTACGAATTCTATGTTTGTAATATTCATTGGGGATGGTTCCGTTGATTTGATACTCAATACAACACCATCAGAGGAACCCATTATCTTGAATGTCTCTTTATTGCTGAAGTCAGACAGAGCATTCTGTGATGCTATAAAGGAAGAACCAATGGTCTTTCCAGTATACTTGAGGATTCTTACTGCGGATGGTGAGATGTCGGGATCAATCTGGAACTCAAAGTATCCAGTGTTCCTGTGGTATACGGAACAGTTCTTCAGTTGTAGGGTTCCAACATATGGAATATCCTGCTGATCCCTGACATACTGGGTGCTCAACTCGACATCTGTTTCGTATGTGCATCCGAGAATACAAGGATTGGCAGAGTAATCTCCGCTGACAGTCACAACACTGTTTCCCATTCCATCATCTGTGACGGATACGGGAGTGATCCATACACCTTCCGATGTACCCCAGTCACTTCCAAGAAATACAGCATTGATCTCGCTATTGAGAGGTGTGGTGAAAGTTGTCAATTGCGTCACCTTACCACCCCAAACTCCATTCTCCGATCTCTGTGAATCAAGACGGGGTTTGTATGATGGGTATGGATCGGAGTATCTTGTTTCTATTTTATTTATTCTCAACAACGAATCGCTTCGGTGGAGAATATAAATCTGATCCTTGAAGATATGTGCAGATAGGATGGTTCCTTCGTCTGCTGTGCTGAACTTGCACCAAGCATTCTGTAGTTTCCTATCACCCTGCCAGTACATGTACAGTGCATAGATGCTATTCGATTCACCGTCAACCATGATTCCCATATCAGATGCAGAGGAAGCAGAAAGATAAATCATATCCTTTGGAATGTATCCATCAATATGTGCGGTAATATCTGTTGCCGTTGACTGAACAGCAGCATCATCTGAGATATATTCATATACTTGGGTATAAGCACCCTTGTTTGCACACCAGTAGAGTTGTGATCCAACGATGATTGGACGAGCAAGAAGTGGTGAGGTGTATGCTGTGGAAGCAATAACTGCCACATTGGTTGGAGTCAATGCTTCACGGGATCGAATCTCAAACTGCTGATTACCATTAGTAAAGATTACAATTGATTTATTGTAGGGTACGAGGTATTCGATTGTGGATACCTGTGACGATCCGATACGAACATCAATGACATCGGTATCTGTGATCTGTGTATAGGTATTGTTCCAGAAGTTATAGTAGTCACCGATCTGTGATCCGATTACATTCTCACCCGCAGACATCCATAGACGGTTTCTGTGAATGCATATGTCGGTGATATTCTTGCCTACAAATGAGGCAGGAGGATTCGTTATAGCGTCACCAGCGTATCGGGGTTCCCATGGACACTGCTCCACCGTGAATGTCGTAGAACCCGTCTGTACGATCCGTATAGGCATTGTGGATGCGGTGTATGTGGATGCTGCCATCGGTGTGCGTACACGCTCATACCAAGGTTGAGAGGTTGTAGAAACGACCTGATACCATCCCGCAGGATGACCGAGTGCGTCATCTCTTGCATACCAATACTCTCCTGCTCCAGATGGTGGTAGGTCAAACTCTTCCCAAGAAAGTTTATTATGTGCATTAGCAGAATCATCGACACTCGTACCAGCGTATTGATAGGATGTTATGGCAGCACCTGTTGTTACGGTGATACTTCTATTGAGTACCAAGGTTGTATCATCAAAGGATACTGCACGGATATTGTCTGGTGCTGTGTTCAGGTATGCTTTCAGGTCAACGATAGTACCAGCATCGTATGTGATTGTGCATAGAGTACCACCAACGGTATAGATGGTAAGAGGATTAGTGCCATCCTGTTTGAATAGAAAGATAAATCTTTCGTTGGTGCTACGGTCAACCCAGTGTACCTTTAGAGTTCCAGTGGGATCGGTGATGTTGGCAATAAAGTCAGAACCCTGTCTCTTCTCCATGCCAGTTGATAGATTGAGAAAGGTATTTGTAGATTCCTCTACCTGATTTCTAAATCGCACTGTATGAGGTTGTCGTGAAACACCCCCGACAAGATCGGGAATAATAGTTCTTACCATTGCCATGTATTATTTCTCCTTATCACCATGGACCGATCAAGCGTCTAGCACCGATTGCACCCCATGATGACTTTGTATTACGGGTAAAGTTGGCATCTCTTGATCTGATATCCTTTGCTCTCGACTGAATGCGGGAAAGGATTGCCTGTTCCTGTAGAATGGCATCCGTCTTCTGATCTCCAACTGTGAGATACTGGTATCGTCTTGCTGCCAAGTCACATGCAGCATACTGATCTGCTGTTTCCAAATCCTCAAATGGAAGATTGAGAACCATCTTTACTTCTAGTTCAGTACCCTGAGCGAATGTACTTGTTCTTTCATCGTCAAGATCAACGAGATAGGTTGGATTGCGTCCTTCCAATGCCACATTGCGATCTCTGGAATATCCAGTTGTATCCAAAGAAATGATATTATCTGTCACATATATCTTTCCAGAGGTGTCTGGAGTGAGTGTAGTGAACAGAGTATTGGTATTTGTTCCTGCCATCTGTATCATGGTTGAGGTTTCGTCAAGCATCTGAACCGCAATAGTCACATCGTTTGATCCTGTGACGGAGAGAGTCGATACGGGAAACTCTCCTGCTGCTGTGAGCATACGATTCACCGCTTCCAACTTGCTAAGTGCTCCCATATAGTTCTCCTTATAAAGACAAAAATAAACCACAGGGGGTTTATTCCCTGTGGTTCGTGTACTTAGAATATACTTGTTATAAATCAAGCAATTCGTGAAATGTAAATGGACTTGGTTTCGTAGGTAGCGTTTGGTGTGAGAGTGATAACTCCAGAAGAAATGCTAACTACCATGTCATCAGCACTGCCACCAGTGAGAAGAATACCGTCACCACTTACAACTTCAACATTGGAAGCACTGGTTGCACAGATAATGCCAATAGCATCCTTGTTCGCAGTAGCACCAACGCCAGCAATCGTGAAGAATGCAGGGAAGTTAGCAACAGTGAAGGTGTGAGTATCGCCAGAAGCAAGTTCACCAAGATAGTGCTGTGCTCCGAAGTTCTTGTCTTTTACAGTGATTGTAGAAATAGGGTTGATTGCCGCTGTTTCTGTGTATGGATAAAGTGTAGTATCTGCCATGTTTGTTTTTCCTTTTTAGGTTTGATCTTTAGTAGAGAAATGGGGGGAGTATTTCATCCCCCCTATTTCATCAGTTCTTACCGATACGGTATGCAGCGTATGGACGAAGAGCACCGCCACCCATGAACATCTTGGCGACGAAGAAGTCGCTCTGACGACGAACATCACGGTAGGATTCGGTGGTGATACCTGCGAGTTGGCAGACACCGATTGCACTCTTGTGGAACATCACGCCACCAACCTTGTCTGCGTTTGCAACCTGATACTTGGCAGGACCAGTTGTAACAGTAGTGGTTGGAAGGTGGTTCGATGCAAATACTGGAACACCCATAACATCAATTGGACGGGAGTATCCCTGTCCATCCTGAATGGCAGGACCAGCAGAACCGTACTGATTGTTACCAAAGACAGCACCACCAGCAGGATATACGACACCAGCGTTGTAGTAAGGAAGACCCAACTTACGAAGAGCGTAGTAGAGTCCAACTCTTACAACACAAGCACGATCTGCGGAAGGAATATCCTTCTCATCCATTGCACGAGCGATATCGCTGATTGCCTCAATGAGATTGGCGGCATCTTGCTCGGTATCGAAGGTAGCAGTGAAGTCAGCAGAGTTGTCGTATGTGGTGTAGTTGTCGCCACCGATTGGGAAGTTGTTGCTTCCAGCATCAGCAGCAGTTGCAGCAGCATTTACGAGAAGTGCAGCAACCTTGCGATCCATCTGTCTTGCCATTTCACGACCACATTCCATAGCGAGTTCGCCACGGATATCATAGTGAGCGAGTGAAACATCAATGTCATCGACCTCAAAGTGGGAAACGAGAGGACGATCATCAAGAGAGATGGTATATTCCTTGGTATCGACATCCATACCAAGAAGTTCAGTACCTGCTTCGTGGTATTCTGAACCGATCTTCCAGACGGCAGGGAACTTCATGTCCTTGCCTGAAGTCATTTGCTTGTAATTTACGAGGGGGAGGAACTGATTGTATTCCTCAAATGCGGCGATTACCTCACCACCAAAGACGGGAAGAAGAAGGTCTGTTGGAGTTGGTGAAGCAAGTGCTTGGTTCTGTAGAAACCGTAGTGTATTGCTTGTTGCCATGATTAGTTTTCCTTTTTAGTTTATAATACGAGAGAACGAACATGTATCCGATTGTCTCTGGATTATCCTAACGGGTCCAACGAGGTCTTCAACCTGTAAAAAGTTCCTCTTGGTTCTCACCAAGAGAAACCGAAGAGAAAGAAATACACTCCCATAGGACGGGGGTTCTATGAGAGTGGTAGCGAAGTTCCCTGTCTGCGACAGAGAGTTTATATTTCAAGTGATGTATCTTTTCCTATTTGGTGAAACTGGGTGGCACTATGTACCAACCCTCATTCACATTTACTTTATGCTGCGATTCAATCCACTTTCCATCCTGTAGAGTGTATACACGCAACTCTGCGTTACTTCCCACCCGTATCGGACTTCCCTCCTCGACCAGCACTGTTCTCACGCAACCACTCATCAATGCGAGAACCTGCACGACGAAGAAGGTCAGGATCAAGGTCAGCATCCGTTGCTTTCCTATCCATTCTTTTTTCCAGATAGGAGAGAAGATAGAGGACGATGTGAGCAATAATCTTTTCAACCATTTGTCTCCGCAGGAACTTCGGGGGTCTTGGCATCCTTTGCCATGATTAGACCGATACCAGCGATCACTGCTGCAACTGCTGTTGCAAAGTCAGGATTGGTTGCCATGTCACCATCAAACATTGCGGTGAGAACTGAACCTACTGCTACCAGAATACTTCCGATACCTGCGATTGTTGTGTTTCTATTGTTCATTTGATTTCCTTTTTATTAGTGAATAAACCCGAGAACATTACTGAAATGAGTAATACGATTGATGCAAATGTTACGATTACATATCTCATATCCCATCCCTATTGGTTCCAGAGACACGGATTCTATTCTGAACCCACTCTGTATACTTGGGATCAACGCCATATCTCTTATCTCTGATTGCCCAAGTCATCTCTTTCCTGTTGGTGAATGGTTCGATATCGTTACTGGTGAACACTGCATTACCCTTTGGCACTGCTTTCTTTGGTTCATTTGCAGTTGGATTAGGTGACTCCTTACCCATTCTTGCCTGTAGTCCCAATAGCGTGATCTTCCAGTTTGTGGATGCAAGTTGGTCATTGACAAGAGCACGCTCCTGTTCGTTGAGATTGTTACTTGCCCAACTCATAATCTCCTTGAGTTTGTCAGTTCCACCTACAAGTGTCGATGCTTCCTGTACCGCTGACGCTGCTTGTGCATGGACTCCACGAATATAGGAATCAATGACAGTATCAGGAATGTTATATTTCTTCTTTATGCTTTCTCTGGATTCTGGTCCGAGTTGTCCTTTAGTTCGCAGTTCCTGTCCCCATGCATCCCATTCTTCTTTGGTAGGTTGTTCCGTGGTTTGTGACGGCGAAGGAACGGTGAGGTCGGCGGGATTAGTTTCTTGGGACGGTGACTCCATCGGTGCAGCATTAGGTGTTTCCCCTTTTGGTTGCTTTCGGATCGTTGCCAGTTCTTGCTGTGTCTTTGTCAATGTCTTGCGAAGTTCCTTGTAGGAAGCGAGGAACTTCTCTGGATCACCCTTGAATTGATCGGGTAGTGCATCGGGGTTTGCGTGTGCGTAAACCGATACTGAATCCAGTTCCTTCTGCTCAATTGTGTCTTCTGTATTGTTTTCTATTTCCATTTCTCTTTCTCCTTTATATTATTGCATTTGCTGTGCTTCTACTGATGCGTCTACGGATGCTTGTGCTCCCGCTTCGGCAATGTTACCAACCGACGAAACCATCTGCTGTGCCATCATCGCTTGCATGGATTGCTCTGCTGCTTGCTGTTGCTCTGCCTGTAGTTGCTGTGGTGTCTTGACAAGTCCTGCGGATTCCAGACCCATTGCGGTTGTCATGCGAATAAGGAATCCGTACTGGTCGATATAGTTTGCCAGTGCTTGATTGTTCATGGTCATGCTTGCCCATGTTGCCAACAGGGATGACTCTATCTCCCTGTTCAGTGCTTCAAGTCCTGTGCGAACCTTCAGTGATAGGATGCCATCATCCTGAATCAGACGAACAATCTGTGGATCAATCAACTTATCCTTGCTCATCAGAATCACGGTTCGCTTGACAATAGGAATCTGAATACTCTGTGCGATACCAGAGAATATTCCACCAAGGGACTGATCCAGTTCCTGTGCCATGGCACGAATCTCCGTAGCAGTGACTCGTTCAGCATCACGCTGCATTGCGGATGCCAATAGGAATACTTTTCCAAGGGATGCTTGGATGTCCTGTCGGATCGCTGCCATTGGTCCAAGGTCTATCTGTCGTAGCAACTGGATTGAAAAGACATCTGCCTGACGAGCAGCAACAAAGTCACCATTCTGGGAATCCAGCAGATCGTCAACCTCCGTGATACCGTTCGGATCAATACCGATGCGGTGTTCAGAGTTTGCCATTGCTGCTTCTACCAGAGATTTAGTGAGTGCTTCTAGTGTGCGAATATCTCCAATGTGTTCTTCTACGAGAGATCGACCATAATCTTCTCCTGCGATTCTACTCCATGACTGCGGAATGTACGGACAGATGGTGAACTCACCTTCGTCTACGATAACACCGCAGTATTCCTTCTTGCATTCCCATACATTTCTTTCTGGTTCCCATTCGACATAGGTGTAGAAAGGTTTATGGTTGCGGGAAGGAGCATTATTCATTCCGTTGATGCTTGTCTGGAATGAGTTGTAATCGGCATCGTTATCCTCTTCATACTTCATTCCTGCTTCTTCAAGAGGAGCATACCACTCATCAGGGATTGCCTCTGGGTCTACCCACTCACGGAGAATAATCTTCTTGATACGACCATCTGGATATCTCTGTACAACAAAGTGGTCAAGTCGGTGAACACGGAAGGAGTAGTCATCCTGAATTTCAAACAGTGCGTCACCTAGAACAATCAGATGCTGCATCAGCACAAAGAGTTCTTGACGCAAGTTTGTGTGGGATAGTTTATTCATAATCTTCTTGTCCAAACGGGACAAGGAAGCAAGCATGTCGTTGATGTCAGCACCTTCTGGAATGAACTTCATGTCTGGTTCAAAGGTGAAGAAGGGTTGCTGGTTCAGAGGATACATTGCAGACACGATGCGACTCGCCAAAGACATCACTCCCCGTGCTGCCATGGATGAGAACACATCAGGCAAGTCCATGGACTCTGTGAATCCTTCTCGGGGGAACAGGGTTGGAACAGTCAGTCGAGCACAATCCCTAGCACGGAGAAGTTTATTGCTACGACGAGCATCTAGTTTCTGGAACTGTGCTTCAATCTTGCTTTTCATGAACCACCTCCAAACATGCTAGTGTATAGATTGGGGTTGTATTGTTTCATATAGTTTTCAAACATGTTCCTGTAGTATCCACTTTCAAATCTAGTTCCCTTGAGGTAATCTCCAGATGCAATCTGAGAAGCAGACATGGTTCTGGCATTTGATAGTGCTGCTTCCATCGCTTGGTTTGCGGTTGATATCCGTGCAGAGCGTACTGCTCCCATGGTATTACTTCCAATAGTGCTTTGGTAGTAGTCACTGAATGCTCCACTCTCTATGTCCTGAAGGAACTTTCCGTAGTATTGTCCACCAATCTCGCTTCTCTGCTGTGCAACAAGTTCATCCCGATTGAATCCAAGATTCTGTGCATCTGCCCAATCG